TAGTGCGATGGAGATTGTCGCATTCATACCGGAGGGGGAGCCGGCGGAAGCGCTGGTATCGCCGCTGACGGCATATTGGGAGCCATTTTTGTAGATATAGCCCCACAATACCGTGCTATCGGTTCTCTGGGCGTTGATCCAAAATGATACGCTCCAAGTGCCGGCATCCTTCGGCCCAACGGTCAGGACACCCCCGGAATAGGTAGTGGATGGGTCAAGAAATACTGTCGTTGACGCCGAAAATCCGAGTGTGGTAATCGTATTGAACGGGATCAACACGCTGACGGAACCGATCACCTGGGCAGTTTGTATTGTCGGGACAATCGCCGCAGTCTGGGCACTGCTTTGTGTCGTCAAGAAGAACGCTGTGCCGTTGTAGACGAAGCTCAGAATGTCCCCAGTGCTCCACGAAGGATTGCCGCCTCCGGATACCACGATGGACTTCGCACCGAGGCTGTTGACATTGAGCGAAGACGCCGATGATCCATTATTATTCGAGGCGGCTATGCCTTGAACACGCAGGCCTGCCGTGAGAGCTGTAGGAACGGGTGCGAGCGTCGCTGTCAGGGCTGTTGTTGTTCCACCGAAAGTAGCTGCCCAGTTCCAAGCGTCATTCTGGACCCCAGGGATATTGGCGATCCCAACCCAATTCGAACCAGCGCTATCCGGGTTTGTCGTATTGTCATCGACGGTATTCAGCCAAAGCAGGCCGGCGGTAGTGGCACTCGCAAGAAGCGCACCCTTTGGATAGCCGCCGATAGCTGTTGACAGCGAGGCATCGTAAACGACCTGGGCGCCAGCACCCTGCCAGCGGTTCCAGGCCGTCGATTGGTTCAAAATGCCATTCATGTCCTGTCCGAATGGCGGAACACCACCTGCCCCAACTGGAAGGAAATTTAGCGGCGGAAACCCGTCAGTCAGCGACGCGGCCCCATTCTGGATGCCAATCTGAGAGGCTTCGGGGATTGGCCTTATAAAGCCGCCTCCCGCAGCGTTCGCAAAAGGAATTTGGAACTTCGACGGAATGTCGGAGATCTTCATTTGATTTTTCCTAGATTATGACGACAGAGGCCGAGACGCCGGTTGGCTTCGGAAGAACGCCGGATTGCTGAACGATCGCGAGTTCGACGGGCGAGAGTTGGAATTCGAAGACGTAGGACATCGTCATGGTGCTGATCGTAGCCCCGGAATAGAACGATGCCTGATTGAACCCTTGGGCGTTTACCGATTCCGCGAAACCGAACCATTCGCCGGTATGAAAACCTTCGGCGACGTAGCAATTGCCTCGATGGGGAAATAACCCGAGAAGGATTTGGTTGATCGCCGGTATTGATCCATCGGTGATGTTTGCCGCAGCCTTAGCAAAAATTAGGGTGCGGTATGCCTCATCAGAAAGCGAGAAATTGCTGGTAAGAGAAGCCCCACTATAGAATGCCCCCTGCCCGAATGTATCTGCACCCGGAGAAGCCTCCTCGAAACCGAACCATTCTCCCACCTGGACCTGAAGAACGCGGTTGACGCCAACGATCCGCCCCCAGACATCAAGACCATATCCCTGTGCTGTCGACACGTTCATGATGTAATCATAAAACATGTCGAGATTGACGGCCTGGTCGAGATAGGCGTCGATATTGAGGATCAGTTGCGTCAGGATCGGCGAATTCGCATATTGCGAGATCACCGTCTGCCAAACGTCGAATCCGGGATACGTCCCGATCGGGCTGACGCCTATTTCGAACTGACCTATGCCGTTCGGAACGCCGGCCGGCGGCCGAGGATATGGCGGACCTGTATCAACCATCAGCTCAGCGTCACCACGATATCATTGGCGGAAACCGTTGGCACCTGATCGATCCGAACGTCGATATCGAAACGGTTTGCCACGGCGGCTTTCATGCTTTCCGAGCCGACGGTCTGGGTCTCCGACACGGTATAGGTGCCAGTTCCCCCGGAACCGGTTCCCAGCGCGGTTATCCTCGTTCCAACGACGAGGTTCCCGGTCGTGTCCGAAATCGTCTGTCCGACCCCCAGTGTGCCGGAGGCGACGGCGGAGACTGTGAGCGTCGTCCCGGCAATCGAACCGGTGAATGCGGCGGCGACATTGTTGACCGACCCGATTTCGATCGAAATGATCTGCACCCATGATCCGAGCGCCGCAATCGGGGCATAGAACCGGCTGGCATAGAGTGTCGTCCCGATCTTGGCTCTGGGGCCGCCGTCGCTGCCGGCGAAGGCGCTCATTATGGCGTTCTGGATCTGCGTTGCCGCGTCGGCCGGCACCATCGTGCTGTTGTTCAGATCGACGGCGAACAGGATTGGCAGTGGCTCCGGGATCTCGAAGGAGACTGAATAGGCCGGGTATGGTGGCACGTAGCCCGCGCTGGTATCGAGAACGGTCACCGTCGTGTTGCCGTTATAGGCGCAGCCAGGTGCCTTCTTAGACCATATGGCTCTCGCGACGTCCTGGGCTTCCCCACCGACCACCGCGACATAGAGAGAGTTCGGATAGAGCGAAACGCCACCGATGGTTTGCAGGCTATTGGTGGCGTTCTCTGTCACAAAGGCATCAATGACGTTCTCAACATCGAGGACCGCGCCGAGAACCGACGGCAGCGAGCCGATCGAGTTCAGCGCCACCGATGCAGCTCGCCGCGCTTCGAAAGCCGCCTTTCCCTCGACGTCGTTCCCAAGCACGCCATCCGACACGTTCTCGATGGCATCCCAGCCGGGAATGCTCCGATAGATCTGGTTCAGCGTCCCGGCCGGGCAAGGAACCGGACCGACAATGGTGCATTCGAAGGTCAGCGTGATGTTGCCCGTGGCGGGTATCGTACCGGATTCGGTGCATAGGTATTGATTGCCATCTTCCGCCAGGGCCAACGCACCGACCGGGATGGTGACGCCTTCAAGGCCCGTGCACAGCGCTTGGACCACGGTCGGCTGGGCGGGATTGCGCTCGAGGAAGTAGATCCGCGCGAGCGCATCCTGATAGCGCCCCGAGGCATAGGCTGGATCGAATTGCTGCGTCAGAAACAGAAACGTCTGATTGACGTTGTCGACGACTGCTGCTTCGCTCGACGCCAACTGCCCCTGCGGCGTGTTCAGACCAGGGTTGAGATTGCCGCCGAAGGCTTCATTGATATCTTCCGTGACGCCATCAAGGACGGTCGTTGAGGACGGGATGATGAAGCCTGTCGGGCCAAACGACGGCTGGGGAACTGAGGTTGCCATATATGATTAGAACCCTGCAGCCGAGACTTGCCCGGCATCGTTTTTGATCTGCACCTGACCGCGGATCGTGCGGTCCTGCCACGAGATGATGAACGACTGAGCGTTGGTGACGCCAGGAACCGTCAGAGCGGACGAATTGAAGTAAGCCTTCAACAGCGACAGAGGTGGGGCATAGCCGAGCACCTGTTGGAAATACGGAATCCCGAGGGTGGTGTCGTAGTAGACCTCGGCTTCGAACGTCCGGATCGCGCTGGCCGCATCCTGGGCCTGAGAATATGGATCGCTAGCAACAGCGATGTTGCCGGCAGTATCGACCGTCAGATCCCATGACACCGTGTCGAGAAGAAGCGTCTGCATCAGCTTGCCCTTGGCGGTCCGGAATCATCGCCGCCAGCGACGACATCGGTATTGACGTGGTGCACGAGCGAGATGTTCCCCGGGTTTGCGATCACATCGTCCGGCGCCGTGACCTTGCCATCACGCGTGATCAGCACGCCGTTGATCATAATTCCAGCCGCCCCCGTGATGATCGTGTTCCCGAATTCGTCGGAGATCTCGATGCCGGGGCCGTTTAGGTTGATGTATCGGTTCGGCGTCACCGGATTGAGCATGGCGCCGTGATAGACGCCGTCGGCCGGATCATGCATGCGAAACGATCCTGGGTTGGACTGCGATCCCTCATTGGAGCGCAGCGCCGAGGTGTCCCGATCGCTTATGATTATGTGCCCGACGTCGCCGACCACCGGGTCCATGATGATCCCGGCCGCGCCGCCCTGGCTGCGCGAGACCGGCAGTCCGTAGATGATGCCGTGCGGCGTCTGGTTGCCTTGCCCATCGATCTGGGTGACGACTGGCTGGACATCGACAGTAGGAGCCGCCCCGACGCCGCCGCCATGCACGGCGATGATCTTGACCGGTATGGCTGTCCGAACCTCGCCCAGCGCCTGCCGGATGAGAAACTGAATGGCATTCGTTTCCGACGTGGAGTCGGTTATGCCGCGCTGTCCAAAAAATCCTTCGGTCATGGCACCGTCTGCCCGATCTGGACGCCTTCCATCAGCATGAACCACTTCCCTTGGGGGACCATCGAATCCAGTTCATATTCCAGCCTGTTAACCTTCCATTTTCCGTTTGCCGGGGTGAGGTCGCTCCTGACCTCGATCGACCCGAGATAGGTGACCGAGGGGTTGAACAGCGCCTTGACCAGAACATTTGCTTGATTGAACGCAGGATAACCGACCATGCCCGTCTGCGGAGAGATGAGCACCGCCTCGCCCTCCCTCGCCTTGTCAGGCGGCACGATCGCCATCGTGTTGCGCTCGATGATCATGTCGATGCCCGCATGTTTTGCGATCGTCAGCGCCTGTTGGAGCGCTGTCCCGGCGTAATAGGGGTTGGCGAGCTTTGCCGTCACGCCGGCATTTTCAAACCCCAGCCCCATCTGTTTTGCCAGGCCCGACATCATTCCGGCGACATCGGCCGAACCGCGGATGCTGATCGGCGTCACCGGCTTGATCGCATGGAATGCGCCAGGTCTTGCCGTGACGCGGAAACAGACCTGAGGCATGGATTGCGCATCGACGAAGGCCGTGACGATCTCACCGCCGAACACTAGGGTCATGCCGGTCTCGGTATCTCCGGCCTCGACCGTGATGCTGTTCTGATAGATCTTGTAGGACTGCGTGCCGACCGTCGAAAGCTGGTTCATCAGCGAAAGCGGCAGGCCGTAGATGGCTGCCTCAAGCCAGCTTTGGGACGCCCCGCCTGTATTCGTTATGTGAGCCGACACTCGCAAGCCGCTGACACTTGCGGTATTTCCGCCACCTTCGAACTTGCCGTTCGCCAAGTTGAATTGGACGTTAATTAGTTTTTGCGAAAATGACATGTCGGACCACGCGCCTCATCTTGCTTATTGCCGGCCAGAGGTACACATTTCCGGAATGTTCATCGGCCTTCTGCTCGTTCTGATCGTCTTCGCGATCCTGTTTCCCAAGCTCACCCGGTTTATGATCGGATGCGCAGCCTTCGGCGTTATGATCCTCGTCGCCTCGTGCATCGATCATGCCCATGCTGGCGCCAACCAGGACATGGAAAACATGATCACGAACGCCACCGCCTTCGCGAAGTGCTCCTATGGCAATGCTCTCGGAGAGAAGGACCGGTTGCGGCAGATCAAGATGATGGGCGGCGATAGCACGTCGCTCCTTGCCATGAGCTGCGCGCCACTTGTGGAATCCTACGTCCACCACTGTGTCGCCGCGGGCTATGCCGAGGACCATTGCTATGGCGATATCAAGCTGATGGCCGAGGATGCCCTCTCCCGCGTTGGAAACTAACCCTCGTTCGTCAGAAGCTCGCCCGGAAACAGATAGGCCAGGGCGAAGCGCGTCCCGAGCCCGGAATAATGCGGGTCGCTGTAGACCTTCTGGCCGTAGACGATCTCCGGCTGATTATCGATGAAGGCCAGATCGCCGGAAAACCCGAGATAGAGAGAACGGACGATCCGATTGAGATCCTGGCAGATGACGCCTCCAATGATCAGCACATTGTTCACCAGCACGTCGATGAACAGGCCGCCCACGGTCTGGTAGACGTTCAACTGCGTCACCTGGTCGTTCAAAGTGACGGTCACTGTCTGGTTGGGGATCGGCTGGAGCGGAACGATCAGCATTTTCTCATCCCGCCTGCCGTCCGCCGTGGGACGCGATAGACCCTGCCTGCGCCTGCTGCAGCGAGTTCGCCTGCGTTGCTTGGACAGTGCCCCCGTTGACCTGAGATGCCGACGTTGGGCTCTGTGTGCTCGACATGGCCGCCGTCGCGGTCTCCCGGACTTCCAATCCCCAGACGTCGACAGTGATCAGCCCGGCGCCGTTCCGCGCCGATCTGGAATAGTCGTAGTGGGTCAGGTTGACCGAGGGATAAATCGCATCGGGCGTCACCACGGTGTAGAGGTTCAGATCGCCGATGACGGCCGCGATCGAGGCGAGAAAGGCAGTTCTGTTCGCCTCCGACCCGCCGGCGGTGAACCGGAACCTGGCATCGAAGGGGATCTGAACCTTGTCATAGCTCTGGAATCCCCCGCGCTCGACGGGGAAATCCGATATCGAAAACTGCTGCCGGTAATCGAAGCTGACCACATTGTCGGACAGGATGACCGGTACCCCGCCGGAATAGATCCCCCACGGCTGCTGCAACAACGCTCCGAGGAAGAGCCCAGCGGCGTCCCCGGTCAGGAAGCTCAGCAACTGTCCCGCGCCGGCCGCGAACAGGACCGACGGCACACCGGGAACATTTGGGACGTTGACCGGAAATGCCATTATCGAGGTCCGTAGTTTGCCGTTGCCGCCAACGTCTGCCGAAACAGGCTGTCGGTGATGCTGCTGGCGATACCCTTCGAGTCCGTGGCGTTCGGCGCGTTCACATTGATGGTGCCGACGTTCATTTCGTTCGAAGAGTTGGAGGTGGTCACGCGATGGTCATTCTGGATCGACGAAAGAGCCGATCCCGACAGGACCGAACCAACATAATCGCCGATGCCGGCCATTCCGCCCAGCGTGCGCCCGGTGAAGTTGTCACGGCCGGTGAGAGGATTATACCCTTCGGCCCGCTCGTACATGCTGGCGCCGATTGCCCCTTGCGCCGCTGTTTTAGCGTTTCGGAGCGCGTCGCCGGCCTTCCTTTCGGTGGTGTTCAGCTCCTTGATGGCATGCGCCAATTGAGCATCGTAATCCGAGTTTCCGTTGATCCCCTTCTGGCGATCGCCGAGCCACTGAGCAATGCCCCATGCGCCGATGGAATTGCGGGACGACGGACCGCCTGAGGCCTCGACGTTCATCCAGCGCGAGATAAGCCCCTTGGCGCCGGCATCACTCAGTCCCGCCTCTTTCGTCAGACGATCGTAAGCGTGCTGCTGGCGATCCTTCGTCCACCATCCCCGGACGCCGGCCGATGGACCGGTTGCCCTGAGGGGTGAATCCGACGAGTTGTTTTCGCTACCCGAAGAACTGCCGGCACCGAAGAATGAGCTGATCGCCGTTCCGACCTTTCCCCAGAACCCGCCGCCATTCGAATCCTTGTCGGAGATCGTGACGGGGAGCGGGTTGGACTTCGAGACCGGTCGGCCGTCGACAGAACCGTTGAGGAAGTCGTTGAGGCTGCGTTCCCGATCTGGCTGCATCCCATCGCCGCGGTAACGGCCGCGCGTCGATCCACCGGTGCCCGGCATCATATTCGTGCCGTGGCTTTTCAGGAAAAGCTCCATCATGCGATCATTGAGCGGCCGCACTTCGCCACCCCGGCCCAGCGTCATCGCAGCTGCGAAGCCAGTCGTTCCGGCGGCCAAACCTCTGAGGCCACCCAACAGGCCCCAGAGGCCACCGCTCGCAGCTGCCGCCGGCGCAGCGCCTCCCGCCACGGCCGTCCTCAATGAGGAAATGACGCCAAGCGCCTTGCTCCCGGCCCAAAGCAGGAACAACGCTTCCGTAGCCGTCGTTATGCCGCCTATGGCGTCGGCGACCTTGTGGGCGTCCTCACCGAAGGTGCGAAGCCCATCGCCGATCGCGGCCCAGTCGATGCCCTTCAGATAGTTGGCGAAATCCTTGACAGCCTCGACAATGCCGCTCTGCAGCCAGTCGCTGTTCTTGGTGACCCAATCCGTCATCTGCGTGAGCAGTTTCGACAGTTCGGGACCGAGCGTCGACAGGATGGTGTTCGCCAGCGCCACTGCGGTCTGCTGGAGGGTTTTCCACTTCTCCTGAAGGTCTTGAGCCGCCTTGATGGCGTCTCCCGTCGGCGACAGCTTCTTGATCTGGTCGATGTAGGCGCCGATCGCGTCGCCATACTTGATCATGACGTTGGCGGTGGCGTCGTCGATCCCCATGCCCTGGGCAAGAAAATGCGCCTGTGCAGGATCAATGGCCGACATGGCCTTCAATGCGCCGGCGGTATCCTTCAGGAAGCGATCGACACCGTGTTCCGTGTCGATGCGCCGACCGGTCAGGGCCTGGAGCTGCGAGAATTCCTTCGGCAGCATCTGGCCATTGCGGTGCAGATCGTAGAGCGCCTTGCCGATACGCTCGAAGGAGCCGGCGGTCGCCTCGGCGGAACCGCCCATGCGCTCGGCGGCATTGCCCCATGCCGCGATGGTCTGGGGGGATTCGTTCAGGTTGCGCGCAAACCGGCCGAGGGCCGCGTCGGCGAGCGTCAGATCCTGGACGAATTCCTTGATGCCCCGCGCCCCGAGGAACACTGCGTAGAGCGACAGGACTTCGCGCGTGACAGACGAGATCGCATTGGCCGTTTTCTTGGCCGAATCTTCGATCAGCTTTCCGGACTTTTCCGCCTGCTGCTGCGTCTTGATGAAGGCGTTGGCGGCCTCTTTCTGCCCCTTGTTGAACTGGGCCGGGTCAAGCCCGAGCGTTACAATGAGGCTGTCGATGACAGTGCCCACGTCAGCCCCTCCTCTTCGCCGCTTCTCTCAGCGTTTGCATATTGTATCCGTCGACCGTCGCGACCTCGAGAATGTCGTAGACGTCTTCGACCGACAGATGCTCGTCCAAGTCCCTCAGGGCTTGTGTTTTGTTTTGGGAGATTGAGAGAACCGCACCGATGGTTCGGGGAATGTTGGGATATTCGATGACGTTGGCGCTTCCTGGGGCGGCGACCCGGTCTGCGTCGATCCGCTGTCTTGTTGCGAAAAACCCATGTGGAGCTTCAGCACCTCGCGGCGCAGTTCGAAGCGGGTCTTGATCTCTTCGATGTCGTCTTCGATCAGACCACGGACCACGTTCGGATTGTTTCGATCCGGCTTGATGGAAACGCAGGCCATCATCTCGTCGAGCAACGGCTCGATTTCACCGAAATTGGCTTTCATCACCGCCTCGGCGCCGAGCATGGCGATGCCTGCCATGCCGAGCCCTTCGGCATTCCCGATGTCGGCGCCCGACTTCGTGGCGATCATGAGCATACGAACTGCCCATTTTTCTGCCTGCGACGCTGACATCTCACGAATATGGAAGGTTTTGCCGAAGTCCCGGTTGGTCTCCGGCGTTCCTTCCGAGATCGTGATATCGATTTCCTTGCGAGCCACAAGATCACCTCTTAGTTCGGCTGCGGTACGACGCTTTCCCACTGGATCTGGTAAGCGCGGGGCTGGAGCGTCTTGGCGGCGCTTGGCAGCGGCGGATAGCTCACCAGGAAGCCCTTGGTCTGGACGTAAAGGAACCCGATCGAGGGAAGCGTGATGCGCCCCTGGGCGACGTAGACGTCCTTCTGCAAGCGCTGGTTCTGCGCCCATGTGTCGAAGATGACATTGGACGGGGAATCCGCCTGCAGCGTGAAGGTCTGCGAGACGGCGGTGAAGACGAAACCGCCGGACAGCTTGCCGTCTACGCCCATGGAAGTCTGCGTCACTTCCAGCGTGTCCTGGGTGTAGATGTTGTCAGCAGAAAAGCCTTGGATCTGCTGAGGAACATCGAACAGCCCCGGGATGCTGAGCATGACGATCGCATTGGCGGAAGTGATTGTCGCCATGATGGTCTCCTAGATTTTTGCGGAAGTGATTACTGAACCAGGACGCTGCTCAGCGTGATCTGTTGGACGCTCTGGCCGTCGAGATACCAGAAATTGCACGGCGGCGTCTGACGGGCCTGTCTCACCTGGGGAGCGGCGTCCTTGACCTGAAGGAACCATCCCTGGATTTGCAGCACGTCGCTGACCTTCGTTCCGGCCGCCGTGTTGATCTGCGCCGCCTGAAGCGACGAGAGCGTGACGCCGGCACGGATGGCGCCGAAATTCAGGGCGGCATTGATCGGATCGGCGCAGGCCTGCTTGATCAACTCATAGCCGGCGGTGTTGTACGGCACGGAATTGATGTTCTGCAGCAGCTCCATCAGTGCGAGCTGAAGTGCGTTATTGAGCCATATCTGGTTCATGTAGCTGTCAAGCCACTGGAACTCGCCGGAAACGCCGCCCGGCTGGAATTCCAGGAACTGCTGGTTGGCCGTGGCATAGGCGCCGTAGAAGTTATACCCGTTGGCGATGAGGTTGTCGGCTGCCGTCGCGGTCGTCACGCCGGCAGTCAGACCATCCTGACCTCGGAAGGCGAAGGTGATGCGCCCGTTCGTCGCCTCGAAATCGATCGA